TAACGGTGGTGTGGCCGGCTGCTGGCCCGATGAGACCGGAACCTCATCCAAAGTGAGCACTTTTTATTATAAGGAAACTACAATGTCAGATCGCATCTTTACACTAGAACAAAAAAACAAACTCGAACAGATTATCAGCGAAGGGATGAAAATCACATATGAGATTGAAACCCTGCAGGGCGGATTAAATGATACTATTAAAGCCGTAGCAGAGGAAATGGAAATTAAACCTAATATTCTTAAAAAAGCTATTAAACTGGCTCACAAGGCAGAATTTGGTCGTGTACAACAAGATCACGAATTGTTAGAGTATATCTTGACTACTGTAGGTAAAACTCTCTAGGAGATTATTATGAATGAAATAAGAACTTACGAACTATTTCCAACTCCGGTATATGCCTGTGAATTGGGAAGAGACTTAACAAATGAAGAATATCAATTTATGACTCAGCAAAGATGGCGATCAGAAAGTAATATTGGTAATCGCATTGGTGATGACGAATTTATATTGAACCATGATGAACTAGCTGATATTAAAAGTGAGATAACAAAAGCTATTAACGTTTATTCAGAGAAAGTGGCCCGCCATCAATCAGATATGAAATTATATATTACCCAGTCTTGGTTAAATTGGACCACGGCAGGCGAGTACCATCATCCTCATTGTCATTTTAATAGTTTGTTGTCTGGGATATTGTATATTGATGTTGACGAAACTGTAGATACAATTACATTTCATCGACGCATGTATGATCAACTCATGCCACACCAAGAGGATTATAACCAGTTTAATGCTCCTAATTTCACTCTTAAAGTTAGAAAAGGTCTGTTTCTATTATTTCCGTCAGATTTAACTCACGAAGTAAAAGTTAAGACAGGCGATAATGTTAGGTTGAGTTTAGCTTTTAATACTTTCTTCACCGGAGCCATAGGAATTGGTAAGGCAAAATTAACCTTATAGCCCTAACTTCATTAAGTATTAATTGTTTAGAGTCGCTCACTCAACGAGCATGGAGAAAAGTATTTGCCAGCTATAAGTGGCATAAAAGGAATTATGAGCTATATCGACGCACTTTATAATAGAGAGAATGATACAATACACGTCGTCGAGCGTGTAAACGGCGAGCGTGTTTATAAAGAATATCCTGTTAATTATATTTTTTATTACGATGACCCTCGCGGAAAATTTCGTTCTATCTATGATACACCAGTATCTAGATTTTCTACACGTAACAATAAAGAGTTTAGACGAGAAATACGTGTACAATCTGGCAAGCAGTTATACGAATCAGATATCAACCCTATCTTTCGTTGCTTAGAAGAAAATTACAAAGGCAAACCTGCCCCAGAATTACATACTGCCTTCTTTGATATTGAAGTTGATTTTCACAAAGATCGCGGGTTCTCGCCCACTACAGATCCTTTTAACGGCATTACTGCTATATCGGTATATTTACAATGGTTGGATCAATTAGTTACATTGGCAGTACCCCCGCAGCATATGAGTATAGAAACAGCTAGAGAAATCGCCGCTGATTTTGAAAACTGTATGGTATTTGAGCGTGAAGAAGACATGCTCAACACTTTTCTTGATTTGATAGATGACGCCGATATACTATCAGGTTGGAATAGCGAGGGATATGATATACCCTATACTATTAATCGTATCATCCGTGTATTGAGTAAAGATGATATAAGACGTTTTTGTCTTTGGGGGCAAACTCCTAAATCACGAGAGTTTGAACGCTTTGGCGCTACTAGCTTTACATATGATATCGTTGGTCGAGTACATATGGATTATATGCAGCTTTATCGCAAATATACCTACGAAGAACGACACAGTTATAGTTTAGATGCCATCGCCGAGTATGAGTTGAATGAACATAAAACACAGTATGAAGGTACGCTGGATCAACTGTATAATCTAAACTTTAAGAAGTTTTTAGAATATAATCGACAAGATACATTAATTCTAAACAAGTTAGATAGGAAGTTAAAGTTCCTAGACTTGGCCAATGAACTCGCCCATGACAATACAGTACTACTGCCCACAACCATGGGAGCAGTAGCCGTAACTGAACAAGCTATCGTCAACGAAGCACACGAACGTGGTCTAGTAGTACCTGCCAGACCACAACGACTAACAGATGATGAAACTGCGGCTGCTGGGGCGTATGTGGCCTATCCTAAAAAGGGCAGGCATGAATGGATTGGCGCAGTTGATATTAACAGTCTATACCCCAGTGCTATTCGTGCGCTTAATATGGGAATGGAAACTGTAGTAGGTCAGCTACGGCCTATAATGACTGATCATTATATCGAAGATCAGGTTGCCAATCATAAGAAAACCGTAGCTGCTGCTTGGGAAGGTATCTTCGCTAGCTTAGAGTATACGGCAGTCATGGAACAACAACGTGGTACAGAAGTTACTATTGACTGGCAAAATGGTGAAAAAACTGTACACTCAGCCGCCGAAGTTTGGAATATGGTATTTAACAGTAATCAGCCATGGATGTTAACTGCTAATGGCACTATCGTAACTTATGAACGTAAGGGAGTTATTCCGGGCTTATTAGAACGTTGGTATGCTGAGCGAAAGGAACTACAGGCTAAGAAGAAAGCAGCAACTGATCCCAAAGAAATAGCATTTTGGGACAAACGTCAATTAGTTAAGAAAATTAATTTGAACAGTTTGTACGGTGCTATTCTTAATCCTTATTGTAAATTTTTTGATAAACGTATCGGGCAGTCAACTACATTGTGCGGACGTTCAATCGTACGTCACATGAATGCTTTTATTAATGAATGTGTAACTGGTGTATATGACTATAAGGGCGATGCTGTTATATATTCTGATAGTGTAACCGGCGATACACTTATCAAAACTGATTCAGGCGAAGTAACAATCGCAGAGCTATTTAGGCAAACTCCAGAGCATAGTATAATTGGGGAAAAAGAGTACGCGACCTGGTCATCGGCTAAGGTAATTGGATTTAATGCATACGAAGATGCTCCTATTATGAGTAAGATATCTTATATCATGCGGCATAAAACAAAAAAGAAATTATACAAAATTACTTTAGAAAACGGAAAATCAGTTAAAGTAACCGAAGATCACAGTATAATGGTTGATCGAGATGGCATGCTATTAGAAGTTAGACCTAATGATATATTAAACACAGATCTAATTATTTGCCTGAAAACATAAACACTATGGTGATAGGAGGTGTCACCATATGCCAAAATTTTTTCTCCCATCGGCAACACTACGTGGAAAGTTAGCTGTTGACATATGGGATAGTGATATGTTAAAATTAAAAACTGCGGAATCTTTTGGATTTAAAACTTATGTTGTATGGGAAAACGATTTTCGTACTAATAAACAAGAAACAGTAGATAAGGTAGCTAAATGGATATTACAAGAACAACAGTAAAGAGTGTAGAATGTTTAGGTGAGGTAGATGATTATGTGTATGATCTTAGCATAGAAGATCAAGACCCCTTTTTCTTTGCAAATGACATATTAGTTCATAACACTGATAGCTCATATTTTACTGCCTGGCCTATGTTAAAGGAAGATGTAGCACAGGGTAAGATGACATGGGACAAAGACATTTGTATACAATTATATGACTCTATAGCGGATCAAGTTAATGCCAGTTTTCCGGCATTTATGGAACAGGCGTTCCATTGTCCCAGAGAAGCAGGCGAGCTTATCCGAGCTGGACGTGAATTGGTCGCATCAACTGGATTGTTTATTACTAAAAAACGTTACGCTGTGTTAATTTATGATCTAGAAAATAAACGATTGGATGTAGATGGCTCCGATGGTAAAATCAAAGCCATGGGGCTTGACTTAAAACGCAGTGACACCCCAAAGTCTATTCAAGATTTTCTATACGAGATTCTGAAAAAGGTATTGACTGGTACCACACGCGATGAAATCGTTGAACGTATACGTGAGTTCAAATACGAATTCGCTGGCAGACCAGCTTGGGAAAAAGGTACTCCCAAACGTGTAAATAATCTCACAGCGTATGGTAACAAAGAAGCTCAAGAAGGCAAAGCTAATATGCCCGGTCATGT